TCTTAATTTGAAATTTAAAATTAAGAGGACTAAGAAAGTTTTTATTCTCTGGTGTGTTATCAATTGCTGACATATTTTAACTCGTTGTTGTTGGGTGAATAGTTGGTGTAGGTGTTGGTTCTGTTTTTGCTTTTAATGCGAGGCTACCGCCGCCTCCAGCCATTATTGCACCTGCTCCAATGGCCCAAGATTGAGGGTCAAATTGTCCAGTGTTAACCGCATGGTAAGCAGATATTATACAATAAACTACTGATATTTTCGCCCAAATGATTCTTCCCAAATCAACTGTTTCATTATCTATGCCTGTGAATATATGTTTTAGAACTTGTAGCATAAAAAAAACTCCCGAAGTTGCCCTCCGGAGTATTTAGTTTTATTTGATAGTTTCTTATTATTACTATTTATTTGTTTACGTGATAATATCTTTTATGTTTTCTATCAAACCAAATATATACAAATCCATACTTTTCCATAAAAAACTTCATAAAAAGAAAAAGTCAGGAGTTTCCCCCTGACTTTATTTAGTAAACTTTTATGTAAATTATAGTGACTTACATAAGATTGTTAACGATCATACGACGGTAGTAAACGTTTGAGTTAACTAGAAGACGACCAGAACCCTTAACTGGCTGATATGAAGAATTCATTTCAGCGAATGGATTTGCAACAACGCCGTAACGAGTCTTGAATCCAATCTTAGGCTGGAAGCTCTGCTGATCAACAGCACGAACCATCTGTAGAGGAACGTATGGGCAATAGAAGAGACCAGCGTCGAAAGCTGAAGAACCCTTATAACCAACAGTGATATAGTTACCACCGATAGCATATGGATCGATATAAACTTTTAGACGACCGTTAAGAACACCAGCAAAAGTATTGCCAGTATCATCAACTTCTAGCTTATTTGAATTAAGAGCAGGTGCGTAGTCAAGAACGCCAGCCATCTGCAACGCTGAAGCAACGTCTGAAGAGCAGATAACTACGTTACCCTTACCACGACGAGTCTGCTTAGCAATAGCATTAGCTTCACGTTCCAACTGGAACATCATACCCTTGAACTTTTCAACTGACCAACGACCGTTTGAGTCAGTGTCAAGATCGAATACACCAGCAGTAGTTGTATTGTCCTGAGCGCCTGGAACAGCAGTGATGTTGATAGTACGAACGATTTCACGATTGATTTCCGCAAGAATTTCAGCTGAAAGAATGTTAGCCAATTCTGTTTCAGCGTCAAGACCATGGATTGCCTTCAAGTCTTGAGCAAGTTCCATAGTGTATTCTGCCTTTAGAGCACGTGTCTGAGCAGTTACAGTAACTTTTTCAATTGTGAAAGCCATCTGTGGGAAGTCTTGGTTAACACCACCAGATGTACCTAGTGATTCACCATTAGCAGTTGACATACCTACGCCAGTGTTATAGGCAGCATAGTCAGCAGCAGCGTTAGCTGAAAGTGGTGAAGTGTTAGTAAGACCTGGGATAGTACCAGTGAAAGCACCAGTTGAAGTATTACCTGCACCGAATGTTGCGTTAGCAGTAGTGTTATTGCCAGCAACAGTAGCGAATGCAGTGTTAACTTCTTGATAGAATGTTTCGTTAGTGATAGCAGCGCCGTTAGCGAATGAACCGCCACCGTTCTGGTTAGCATAACGTGAACGCATTGCGAAGATAAGTCCTGTTGGACCAGTCATTGGCTGAACGCCGCAGATGTCATAAGCAATGAGGTTAGGCATTGCACGACGAACTAGGGAGATCAACACTGGGTCGAAAGTATCAACGCCACCAGCACCAGCTGTTGAAGAAGATGAACCCATGAAGTTTGTAGGAATACCTTCAAGTGGTGATTCTGTGATAGTCTGATATGAACCGTGTGCTGCTGATTCACGGAGAGCCTTCTCTGTGTTTTCAAGCATAACAGCAGTTACTGAACGGCGGTGCTGGTCCTTAATGCCACCAAGAGCATCATGGTCAAGGACTGGAGCCCACTTATTTTGAATTTCCTCAGCTAGATACATTTTTGTTCCTTTCTATTATAGGATTTATTCAATTTATTTATAAAAACTTATTTCTTAACTGTTTTTGAAAGAGCCTGAACGTAACGATTAACTTGTGGGTCAATATTCTTTACGCTTTCGTTGATTTCACCTTCAAAAGTTTCTTCTTCAAAATTTGAAGAATATGAAGAGTTATCTTGACGGAAATAATTTTCCTTAATGATCTTTAATTTCTTAGCATAAGTGTTAAGATCACCATCAAATTCAATACCTTCAACAAGAGCAGCAAACTTTTCCTGTTGTGTTAGTGCAAGATCAGAAGCAATGCTTTCTGCAATTTCTTCCTTTGCTGCTTCAAGTAAAGATGACTTCAATTCAACATTTTCAGTGATAGTTACGTCAAGTTTTTCTTCTAGATCAGCTACTTTGTCAGCAAGAGCTTCTAGAACTTCAACCTTTTCCTGAGGCACATTAATGTAGTGCTCAGCAAATAGGTTCTTCAATCCTTCCATAAACTCTTCTGAAAGCTCATTGCGGAGGGTTGATTCGATAGCTACTTCATTTTCAGTCATCCACTGTTCAACAACATAATCGAGATATGAGTTAAGTTTAGTTGTAATTTCTTCATTGAAGATAGCAAGTTCTTCTGTGAGTCTATTTTCATATTCTTCTTCAAGACGAGCTTGTTCAGTAACTAAACGAGCTGAAATAGCAGCTTCAAAAAGTGTTGAAACTTTTTCTTTGAAATCTTCTGAAAGGTCTTGACCAACGAACATTTCTTCAACGTCTTCCTTAACATTAAGTTTAGGCATTGGATTTTTTGTTTTTGGACCTTTTGTTGTTTCAGCATATGATGGGTGCATATCAAGAGAATTTTGATTTGAACCAAAAACATCACCAACGCCATGATTCTTATTTGGTCCATAAAGGCTCATGACTTTATCAAAGAAAGCAGTCATGTCATTCTTTTCCATACGATTCATCATGTGCATCATTGATGACATCATACCAACTTTTGAATCACTAAGTGCTTTAGGATCAGAAGCTTTTCTAGCGCCAGGCTTCAATGAAGAAGCAGCAAGAGTGTTTTCCTTTACAGCGCCATATTCAGCAGGTCTTTTTTTGCCTTTTTGTGCCTTTTCATCGTCTTTTTCATCGCGCTTTTCGGAAGCTTTATTGGTTTTAGACCAGCCCTGTTCGCGCTGAGCTTCAGTACCATCTTCTTCCTCTTCTTCACCTTCTTCTTCTTCCTCTTCGCCTTCTTCTTCACGAGATTTAGTGCGACGAGCTTTCTTCTTGGCTTCTTCTAGAGAAGCTTGAAGAAGTTCTTGAAGGTCATCATGATTTGATTCTCTATTAGCCATTAGAAAAGTCTCCTTATAAAAGATTTTAATTTTATTTATATAATTCTTTGGTTTAGCGTTAATGAAGCTATATAATCTTCAAATATAGCCATTTGTTGTTCTTCAAGTTGAGAAGAAGACATATTTCTAATAGCCTTCTTAATATTGTCAACTTTTTCTTCATACCAAGTATCTTTAATCGGGTCGTAAAACCATTCAACGTTTTCCATGATACCTTCAACGAAGGCATGAGGAGCAGAAGGATCAGCAACGATATCCGCAGCAGTAGCAAGACGGAAATCGTTTTGAACTTCCATAATGCCTTTTTTTCCAGGCTTCAATGAACCCATGCCACGTGATGAAACGCCGAGTTTTACGCCTGATTTCATTAGACCTTTAGCAGTATTACCCATTGGTGTATCAGTAAGTTTCGCTTTACCAACGAAGTTATCACCATCTCTTTTAAGGTCAATAATAATATGAGAAACACGATCTAAATTAATTTGTGGTCCAGATGGATGACCTAATTCGCCCATAGCACGGCCAGCTTTAACCATATCTTTCATATAGCGTTTTACTTCTTTATCAAGAATTTCAATTGGGTAAATACGCCCATTTCTGTTCTTTAAATTACCTTGAAGAAATATACCTTTAATGTAGTGTTCTTTTTCTCCGCTTTCTTTAGCTTCGGAGATAAATTCTACTTCTTCATTAAGTTCTGTAATGAGCTTCATTTTAGTTCCTTATGACATTGCTTCTTGAGCGATTAACTGCGCACCAACGTTAGCAGCATTAGTTGGAGTTGATACAGCAACTGTCAGAATGTCAGGGGCATTACCTCTGATATTGTTATAAAGAGCAAATAAGTTAGTTAGGTCGAATGTTTGTAGACCAGAACCACCTGTTGGCGCCGTAAATGCATAAACAACTTCACCAGTGTTAGATGCAACAGCATTAGCAGAAATATCTCTTGACGCTAGTGAGTTAAACGAACCTAAAGTATTCATAGGAACGAATGAAGCATTAGTGAGAGAAACTGGATTTGTTGCTGTACTAACAATCAATTCAACAAGACAAGCAGCGTCTGCTGAAACGATCAATGACTGTGGAAGAATTTGACCGCGATTTACAAGACCTATCTGATAAGCATAGGAACTATTTGGAGTAAATGTTCCTGTTGAGTTATTTGATAATGGTGATGTATTTGAAATAAGATCAGTTACATACATTGTGTTGCCTGTGTTATTAGCAACACGACCAACGTATGTATTAGTTGCAGGACCAGCGCCTTGGAAAGAAATAGCGCGACCAACATAAGCATTTGCTGACCAAATACCAGTACCACTAATTGCAAAAAATGTTGCATTAGCACCAGCAGTAACAATATTATTTGATGATGAGTTACCTGAAAATTCAACTTTACCCATTTGGTTCATCTGAACAGATGTAACTGGATAGCGAACCTTTGACTGAGCAACTGTTCTTCTTAATGCAGAATTGTCGTTACCATACGCATAAGTAAATCCACGCTGTTCATCACGACGACCTTCAACAACAACAGAAACACCAAAGTGAACAAGAGCGTTATTAGCAGTCGTAGGACCAGTATTACGCTGTTCATAACGAACAGGTAAGTTACCAGTACGAGACCATGGAAACTGCTGAGGAGCACCTCTATATGATGAATTGCCTGTACCTATTTCATGAAGAACATATGGCTCCCCATTAAGTTGACAGCCCCAACGAATAGCGCCAGCGCCATACCATGCATATTCAATCCAAAGCATTTGAATTTTTGTCCAGTCAATAAGAGAAGTAACTGGATCGCCATACCAATTTTCTAATGAGAATCTTGTATCAACAGGAGTTGTTGATGTGTAAGTGCCATCATTAAAGTTAACAGTGCCTGCGTCAGAACGAATGACGCAATATAAACCTGCAGGATTATTTGCAGTTGGTGCAGCCTGTTCAAAGAAAACGCCGTTACCATCATCAAAGAAACCTACACGCTGAACGTTGTTTGCTGAAGCAGCGCCAAAATTCATAGCAGTAGCCATATACATTGTTTTACCTGGCTGATAACGCATATATGGGCGTGATTGACGGATAGTCAAATCGCCAGCGTTATTACCAACAAGCATACGCACACCACCCATACCTGGAAGGTGCGCAATATTAGCAAAAC